GGCACCGTGAAGCTGGCAGATCAACTGCTGAATGCCCAGGCGGTGCAGGAGCGCAAAGCCCGCTTTTCCGAACTCCAGGCGCAGCAGCTGGAAGCCCTGACCACCTTCGCTGCGGCGTCGAAGCTGGCCGCGCGCGCGCCGGATACCTTCGAGCAGTTCATCGCCCAGGCGGCCGATGGCGGGCCGACGCAGCAGGTGTTCATCAGCGCCGACGCCCTGATGCAGTCCGGCGTGGCCGAGCAGGTCGCGGCGGTGTCTCCGGCAGTGGCGTCCCAGATCGACGCGGCCGCGGCTACTGGTGGCCAGATCGCCATCCCGGTGGAAGAGTTCGCCGCGCGCATCGCGCCGACCGAATACGCCCAGGGCCTGCTGGACCATCTGAAGACCGACCCGGAAGGGTTCAGCCGGGCCGAGGCGCAGGCCTACCTGCAGACCCAGCAGGAGACCCTGACCGCCGAGTTTGAGCGCGCGGCCGCCCAGCAAGGAAACGACGAGGCGTTCAGCGCTTCGGCGGATGCAGTGCGGGCGGACTTGAAAGCTCAACTGGACACCGCCGGCCGGTTCACGCCCCAGACGAACGACGCCTACGCCACGCTGGCCGGCAGCTGGTACGCGGTCCAGGCGACGCGGCTGGGGACCACCCCCGAGGATCTGTACCAGCGGTACCCGCTGCGGGTGGTGGCGCAGGGCGTGGCCGGCGGCCTTACGCTGGATCAGAAGCAGAGCGCGCCCGTCGCCGCTTTGACCGGTGAAGAAATCGCGCCGCGCGACGCCGATATCAAGACCCTGCGCGCGCAGGCGAAAGTATGGTACGCCGGCAATCTGGCGGGAACGGTGGTGCACAACGCCCAGTTGGGCGACGTCCAGTTCAGCAATCGTGGGCTGCGCAAGATGCTCTCGAGCAGCGCGAACCCTGCGAAGCTCAAACTGGTGTCCGCCCTTCCGCAGATCATCGCAAACGGCGCACTGGTGCGGTCCCTGGACAACCGGAACACGGATACCCACCCGAACATCGTTCGGTATCACTGGCTTCAGGGGAATGTGCTGCTGGACGGGAAGAACCTGACGGTCGAGGTGAACGTCGAGGAACACAAGGACGGCAAGCTGTACTACAACCACACCTTGCCAGGAAACGAATATTTCCAGAAGGGCGTTCAGGCTCGGAACCCCTCAATACCGGGGGTGATTTCGCCAGCGGAACGCGATAGCGCTGACGGAGAGCACCAATCCGAAGCTTTAGGCTCCGAGCCACCTGAGACCAGTGTAGAGCAGAACGGCGATGACCTCAATCTGCAAGTGCTCGACCAGCCCGCGCGCGGCAGCTTCGCGCCGTCCACGCTGACGATCTCCCTGCTGAAGGACGCGGACCTATCCACCTTTCTGCACGAGACCGGGCACTTCTTCCTGGAGGCCCAGGCCGGCCTGGCCGACCAGCCAGACGCGCCGGCGGCCATCCGCCAGGACATGCAGACCGTGCTCGACTGGTTCGGCGTGCCCGACCTTGCCACCTGGCAGGCCATGGACCTGGAGCAGAAGCGCCCCTATCACGAGCAGTTCGCCCGCGGCTTCGAGGCCTACCTGTTCGAAGGCAAGGCGCCCAGCATCGAACTGCACGGCCTGTTCCAGCGGTTCCGCGCCTGGATGCTGAACGTCTACAAGAAGCTGTCCGCGCTGAACGTGACCCTGTCCGACGACGTGCGCGGCGTGTTCGATCGGATGCTGGCCACCGGGGAGCAGATCGCGCTGGCCGAACAGGGCCGCAGCATGCTGCCCCTGTTCGAGACCGCCGAGCAGGCCGGCATGTCGCAGGAGGAATTCGTCGCCTACCAAGCCCTGGGGGCGGATGCCACGGCCGACGCCATCGAAGACCTGCAGACCCGAGGCCTGCGCGACATGCGATGGCTGCACAACGCACGCGGCAAAGAACTCAAGCGCCTCCAGAAGGAAGTGGCCGCGCGCCGGGCCGAGGTCCGCCAGGAGGTCGCCCAGGAAGTCGAGGCCCTGCCGGTCTACCGCGCGTGGCGCTACCTGACCACCAAGGCCGAGGGCGACACCCCGCCGCCCAGGCTTTCCCGTGCCGTCCTGGACGAGATGTACGGCGGCGCCGTGGATGGGAAGCGCGACCGGTACGCCCTGCTCGACTGGAAGCGCCTGACCGATCTGCGCATGACGGCCGATGAAGGCATGCCACCCGACATCGCGGCTGAACTGCACGAGTTCTCCAGTGGTGATGAGCTCGTGCGCGCGCTGCTGGCGGCCGAACGGCCCGAGGCCGAGATCGAGGCACGCACGGACGCCCGGATGCTGGAGCAGTACGGCGATATCGCATCGCCCGAGGCCCTGGCGCGCGCGGCGGATCAGGCGGTCCACAACGATGCGCGCGCCCGCTTCACGGCTACCGAGGCCAACGCCCTGGCGCGCGCCACGGGCAAGCGCAAGATCCTGCTGGACGCCGCGCGCGAGTTCGCCCGGGTGACGATCTCCAGGCTGCGCGTGCGCGACGTGCGGCCGGGCCAGTACGCCAACGCCGAGGCGCGCGCCGCGCAGAACGCCGAGCGCGCCATGAAGTCCGGGGATCTGGCCACGGCCGCCGCCGAGAAGCGCAACCAGGTTGTGCAGCAGCAGCTGACCCGCGCCGCCTATGGCGCGCAGGAAGACATCGACAAGACCCTGCGCTACCTGAAGAAATTCGACAGCGCCAGGGTGCGCAAGAACCTGGACGCCGATTTTCTCGACCAGATCGACATGCTGCTGGAGCGGTTCGACCTGCGCCAGCGCTCGGACGCGGAGCGCGCCCGGGCCGCCGGCCTGCGCACCTGGGTGCAGTCCCGCCTGAACGCGGGCGAGATCCCGGACATCGCCGAAACCCTGCTGTCCCCGGCCGAGCGCGCCCGCTACCTGGCCGCCGTTCAGAGCCGGGATGCCAACGGGGATCTGATCTACACGGACGACGATGACGCCATCAAGCTGCTGGCCGAGGCGATCGACAACAGCGCCCAGCGCCACTACAGGGATCTGACGGTCGAGGAGTTGATGGGACTGCGCGACACCATCTCCGGCATCGAGCACCTGGCCCGACTGAAGCACCGGCTCCTGACAGCGGCCAACGACCGCGATTACGAGGCCGTGCGCGATGAGATCGCTGCCGGCATCGTCGCGCACGCCAGGGCCTCTGGAAAGAACACCAGGACCGCCAGCCACCTGACCGGCCGTACGCTGGAGAAGGTGCGGGCATTCGGCGCCGCACACATCAAGGCCTCGACCTGGGCCCGGATCATGGACGGCGGGCAGGATGATGGCCCGGTCTGGCGCTACCTGATCCGGCCGGCCAACGAGGCTGCGAACCACGAGACCCAGATGAAGGCGGAACTGGTCCAGCGGCTGGATGCGATCATGCGCCCGATCCTGGAGCCCGTCCCCGCGACCGACAAGGTCGGCAAGGGGCGGTCCTTCCCCTCGATCAACGAGTCCCTGAACTGGCAGGAGCGGTTCGCTGTCGCCCTGAACGTCGGCAACGAGTCCAACCTGCAGCGTCTGCTGGACGGCCGGGGATGGACCATGGCGCAGATCCAGCCGGTGCTGGAATCGCTGACGGCGCAGGAACTGCACGCTGTCCAGGCGGTGTGGGACCTGTTCGAGGCATACCGGCCCCAGGTTGCCGAGCAGGGGCGCCGCATCTACGGCAAGGAGCCGGAGTGGGTGCGGGCCCGGCCGATCACGATCCGGTCAGCGGACGGCCAGGCCGTGCAGTTGAGCGGCGGCTACTACCCGGTCAAGTTTGACCCCAGGGTGAACATGCAGGCCGGCCAGCACAGCGCGGCCGAGGAGTCCAAGACGAAGACCAAAGCGGCCTATGGTGTCGCCACCACGCGGCGCAGCTTCACCAAGACCCGGGTCGAGGAGGTCAAGGGCCGGCCGCTGCTGCTCAACCTGCAGGGCATGTACAGCGGTTTCAGCGACGTCATCCACCACCTTGCATGGCAGGAGTGGGTGATCGACGCCAATAAGCTGCTGCGCTCCAAGACCATCGACACCGCCATCCGCGAGTACTACGGGCCGGAGGTCAAGCACGAACTGGAGCGCTGGCGGGACGACATCGTCATGGGCGCCAGCCGGCAGAACACCGCGGCGGAGGCCACCGTCACCTTCTTGCGCCAGCACGTCAGTGCGGCCGCGCTGTCATTCCAGGTGTTCACTGCGGCCATGCAACCCCTGGGACTGGCCAACTCCGTTGCGCGCGTCGGCGGATCCTGGATCGCCAAGGGTGTCGGCCGCTACATCGGCGCTCCGGTCGCATCGACGCGCGAGGCCATGTCCAAGTCGACATTCCTGGCGAACCGCACCCGCACCCGCTTCCGGGAACTGAACGAATTGCGCAACCAGGTGCAGGGGCAATCCTCGGCGAAGGAATTCATGGGGCGCTGGGGCTACTGGCTCATGATGCGCACCCAGATGATGATCGACGTGCCCACCTGGTGGGGGGCCTACGAGAAAGCCATGGCCGATGGCCGCACGGAGGATACCGCCGTGGCCCTGGCGGACCAGGCGGTGAAGGACGCCCAGGGCGGAGGTGAGGAAGTCGACCAGGCGGGCATCGAGCGCGGCAACCCGTACCACAAACTGCTCACGGCTTTCTACTCCTACATGGGCTCGACGCTGAACACCATGTACGCGTCCGCCAAGGTGGACAGCAAGGGCAAGGCCGCCGCCAACATTTTGTTGATGGTGCTGGTCCCGGCCGTCCTGCAGTCCCTGCTGAAGCACGCCATGACCCCGGGCGGGGATGACGACTGGGAGGACTGGCTGAAATCCCTGCCGGCGGAGATCGCTTCGTTCATGGCCGGCCTGATGGTGTTCGTCCGGGAACTGGATCCGCTCGTGAAGGCCGTGGCTGGCGAAAGCAGCATGGGCTATGGCGGTCCGGCAGGGCTGCGGATGATCGGGGATGCCGTCCGCTTTGGTCAGCAGGCTGCCCAGGGGGAATTCGACACCGGATTCCGCAAAGCGTTCATCAGCCTGCTCGGCGATCTGACGGGCCTGCCGAGCGTGCAGATCAACCGATCCTGGTCTGGGTTTGATGCGCTGGCATCTGGCAAGACCGAGAACCCCGCGGCCCTGCTGATGGGGGTGCAGCGGTAGCGGGGAGGGGGCTCTCGTCTGCGCCGGGTGCGCGTATCTCTCATTTTGGGCGATAACCTGCAGTCATTCAACTGTACGCACCTGACGCGATGACCATATCCAGCGATGTCCGCAAGGCGGGTCCGTTCGATGGCAATGATGCCGCCACGACTTTCTCCTATGCGTTTGTGGTGTTCTCGACCGACGAGTTGCTGGTCATCCACACCGATTCGGCGGGGGTCGAGTCTGCTCTGACGCCCGGCTCGGACTACACCGCTACGATGAACCCGGACCAGAATTCCAGCCCGGGGGGCGAGGTCACTCTGCCCGCACCGCTGCCGACGGACGAAAAAATCACGATCACCAGCGCGGTGGCCTATTTGCAGACGCTCGACCTCACCAACCAGGGCGGGTTTTACCCGGGCGTGATCGAGCGGGCGCTGGATCGGATTGTCGTGCTCTGCCAGCAGAATGCCGAGCAGCTGAGCCGATCGATCAAGATCGGCATCAGCGACGACACGCCGGCAGATGAATATCGCGACTCGCTGATCCAAGCCGCGCGAGATGCTGTCGCGGCGGCATCCGCAGCGGCCACATCCGAATCCAATGCCCACGACTCCGAAGTCGCCGCCGCTCTGTCGGAAAGCCATGCGGCGACCAGCGAAACCAATGCGGCCACGTCCGCGTCCCAGGCCCTGGCCAGCAAGAACGCCGCGGCGACCTCAGAAACGAACGCAGCTTCGTCCGCGAGCACGGCAGGAAACGCAGCAGGTGCCTCGATCAGCGCCCGGGATACCGCCGTCGCTGCTGCCAGCGCGGCCTCGACCAGCGAGACGAACGCGGCACATAGCGCGGAACTGGCCGAAGCTGCCGTCGACCAGATCACCGGGAATGGCATCTGGGTTGGCTCGGCCGTCTGGTGGTCCGGCACCCGCACATCAATCCCCGCGGGCCTGATCCCGGCCGATGGACAGGAAGCACCGCACGCCACGTATCCCGATCTGCACACTGCGATCAGCTCGGGGGTGTTCAAGACCGTGGACGAGTCCGACTGGCAGACCGACCCGCTCAAGCGGGGGGCGTTCGTTGTCGAAAGCAGTACCGGAAACCTGCGGGTGCCAGATCTGAACGGGAAATCGGCCGGCTCGATTGGCGCGCTGTACGCCACGGGCGACGGAGCGAATTCGCCGGGGGCGGCTGGTGCGGTGTTGCAGGATGCGATCGAGAATATCACCGGAATGTTCAACGCGGCCTCAGTGTCGGGCGTGATGCTGGGGTCAGCGTTGAAGTCCGGGGCGTTCAAGCAAGGAACAGCGCGGGCTTCAACGCCACAAACGACGAGCGGCGCATCGTATGACGTGGGGTTCGACGCCTCCCTGGTGGCCCGCACTGACACCTACACCCGCCCGAACTCCGTGTCCGGTGTTTGGTGCATCCAAGCCTTCGGCACTGTCGTCAATCCTGGGTCAGTGGATGCCGCACAACTCGCGTCCGATCTCGCTGCGCTGGATGCGGCGTTTCAGGCGCTGAATGCCACAGTCGAGTCCGGCAACGTGGGCCTTGGTGCTGGGCAGACTTGGCAGAACGTCACGGCGCTACGAACGCTGAATACCACGTACACCAACACGACTGGAAGGACCATCGTAGCCGCTATCAATGGCGCCGGGACAAACATGATCTACGTAGACGGCTTCGTTGTTGCGAATTGCAGCAACGCAGCGACCGATGCCGTGGTGCCGAAAGACTCTACGTACAAGTACACCGCGTCCGGCACGTGGTCCGTGTATGAACTGCGGTAATTGAAGGCCAACATGAAATACTTCAAATCCCCCGCCGGCGAGGTCTATGCGTTCGAATCCGATGGCTCCCAGGACGCCTGGATTAAGCCCGATCTCGTACCGATGACGCCGGAAGAAGTCGACGCGCACCTGAATCCGCCGGCGCCCGAACCTCGCACGATCCTGTCCAGCCGCGAATACCTGATGCGCTTCACGAACGCTGAATACGCCGCCGTGCGCTCGTCCGACAGCATCGACATACATCGAGCCTACGACAGTTTGATCGCCGCGCAGTTCGTTGATCTGACCGACCCTGCGGTCGCCGCCGGTCTCGACCTGATGATCAGCCGGGGCATCATCGACCTTGCGCGCAAGGCCGAACTGCTGCAACCGGAGCCTGCGGAATGAACGTCCTGCGCACGATCATCGCCCGCGTCAGCGAAATGCCCGCCCATTCGGCGGATGCGATCGGGATCAAGTCGTCGGCCACCACCACCTGGGGCGGCGCGCTGGCGGGTATCGCTGGCTGGCTGTCGTCGGTGAACTGGCTGGGCCTGACCGGCGCGCTCGTGGCCGTGGGCGGCCTGGTGGTGAACGTTTACTTCCAAGTCCGGCGCGACCGCCGGGAATCGCGCGAGAGCGAGGCCCGGATCGCCGCGCTCAAGGAACGGTGCGACCTATGAAGGTGCTGAAACTCGCCCTCGCTGCCGCCGGCATAGTGGCTATTGCGGTGGCCGGCTGGTGGCTCTACCAGATCGGCTCCCTGGCGTGGCTGATCTACACGGCAGGCCGGTGATGGCTATCCCCGACGCCCTGAAACGCCGCATCCTGCAAGCGGCTGCTGCCGGAGCCAGCGCGGCGGTGCTGGCCAGCATCCTCATCACGCACCACGAGGGGCGGGTGTACGTGCCGTACCGCGACCCGGGCAACGGCACGCTGACGGTATGCGACGGGCATACCGGCCCGGACATCATCCCCGGCAAGCGCTACAGCGATGCGGAATGTGATGCGCTGCTGGCGCAGGACCAGGCCAAAGCCGAGGCGGCCGTCGATCGGCTCGTGCGCGTACAGGTCAGCCGGTTCCAGCGCGCCGCGCTGATCGACTTCGCATTCAACAAGGGGGCGGGGAATCTGGCCCGCAGCGCGCTGCTGCGGCTGACGAACGCGGGCCGCGCGGCCGAGGCCTGCCAGGAATACCATCGCTGGGTGAAGGCCGGCGGCCGGGTGCTGCCGGGCCTGATCAACCGTGGGGATGCTGACGCATGGGTCTGCTCACTGGGCTGAAGGGATACGCCCTTGCCGCGGCCGGCGGTCTGCTGCTGGCGGCTGCCGGCGTGGCGGCTTGGCACATGCACGGCGCGGCCCAGTATCGCGCCGGGTACGCCCAAGCCCAAGCCGAAGCTGAAACCCAACGTCTACGCCTACAGGAGGGCATACAGTATGAGCGTGATCGAGAGGACGCCATCAACCGGGGGCAGGTTCTGGCCCGGCTGGCTGCTGATCGTCTTGTGTCTGAGCAGCGCAAGCGCATTGACGGGCTGCTCGACCAGCTACGCCGTCGCCCCGCGCCTGCCCGCGCCGAACCCGGAACTGATGGAGCCGGAGAAGACTGGATCGGAATATTCGGCCAGTGTGTCGCAGCATATGAAGACATGGGCCGAGAAGCTGGACGGCTGGCTGACAAAGTGAACGGGCTTCAGGGGTATGTGCGGGCGGTCACATCGACGTCCGAATAGCAGTACGCTGCCCAGGCTTGCATCAGATCCCGGCGCTTCTCCAACCGATCCCCCCGGAAGTACGCCTGTTTCGTGCCATCCCCCACGGCGTGGGCCAGCGCCTTGTCGGCCAGTTCGTCGGCGTAGTCGGTGGACTCGACCGCCCAGTCGCTGAACGTGGACCGGAAGCCGTGGACGGTGATGTGGCCGTAGCCCATGCGCTCCAGCACCTTGAGCATCGCCATATTGGAAAACGGCTTGCCCTTCCTGTCACCGGGGAACATCCAGTCGTACCGCTGCGCTTCCATCGCATCTTTCACCAGGTCGACCGCACGATCTGACAAGGGCACGCGCAGGGGCATTTCCATCTTCATCCGATCGCCCGGCACCGTCCAGACTCGCCGGCGCACGTCGAACTCTGCCGGTCGAGAGAATCGGATTTCCTGCGTACGGACGGCCGTCAGGATCAGCAGTTCGAGCATCCGGGCCGCCCTCCCCGGGCATTCCACCAGCGCAGCCATGAACCCAGGCATTTCATCCCAGGGGAGCGCCGGGTGGTGCTTGATCTTCTTCCTGCGCTTCTGGTTCGGCAGGATCAGGCTCAGATGGCCACGCCACCGGGCCGGGTTTTCGCCGGACCTGTGCCCCTGCGCCTTCTCGGCATCCAGGATGGATTCGATGCGCCCGCGCAGCCGTGACGCGGTTTCCCGCTTGCTGATCCAGATCGGTTCCAGTATCCGCTTGACCTCATCGGTGCCCACGTCGCGCACACCCATTTTCCCGATCACGGGGCCCGCGTAGGTCGCCAGCGTGTTTTCCCATTGTTGGACATGCTTCGCATTCTTCCAGCCCGGCCTGTGCGTCTTGATGTAGTCCGCCGCGGCTGCCTCGAATAGCCTGGGCGCATCGGTCTGTGCGGCCTTCCGCGCCGCGTTCCTCGCCTCGATCGGATCCACCTTGTCCTTGAGCAGCGCCCGGCAGCGCGCGGCCTCAACCCTGGCTTCGGCCAGGGACACCACAGACAGGGGCCCCATCCCCATTTCCCGTGTGCGCCCCGACAGCGTGAACTTGAAGATCCAGGATCTGGACCCCGACCGGCTGATCTGAAAGTACAGCCCTCCCCCATCCGGATACTGGCCCGGTTCCAGCAGCCTGTTGATCTTCACGGCCGTCAGCCGGTGCAGCTGCCTACTCAT